CCATGAAGAATATCAAAAAGACAGAACAGGGGCAAGGCGATTTCTTCCCGTTCATTGTTCAAAAGAGTTACAAAAATATCATCCTGTTTCTGATTTAGACGATGCCACCGTTCGTCAAGTTTGGGGTGAGATGGTTCACTACTACAAGGAAGGATTCAGCTTTAAACTCTCAGAGGAGGAAGAAAAGCAACTCAATTTGGAACGGTCAGATTATGAATATTTTGATGAACAAGAAGAATTACTTGAACAGTACCTTGAAATTCCGATTCCTACAGATTTCTATAAAGCACAAGGAAATAATACAAGAATGCACGAGCGGAGAGCCTATATTGGTTTTATTCTTCAATCTGGGGAAACACCTAAACATGAGTTTAGAGGGGAAATCAAACCAAGAGAGTTTGTGACGGCTACTTATTTCTATTGGGAAGCAATGGGGATCGAGACGGGGAAAGGAACTGCTAAGATAGTTTCTAAGTTCAAGAACTCAATGAATAATAAGAAAGAATGGCAAAAAACTACTCGAAGAGGTAAAAGGGGTTATGGCAGAAAATAGGGTGCATTTAGTAATGCACCCAAAAGTTAAATGCACCCCGCAAATGCACCCCTTAAAAACTTAGATTATATAAGGGTGTATAGATAGTAGGGGTGTAAGGGTGCATTTATATCTTAGTAAAATAATAGTTAGTGTTAATTATAAAAAGGGCTTGCTTATCAGGGACACATAGTAAAGTTTTCAAATTAAATGCACCCCATGAAAATACCGCTTTCAAAACTGTTCTAAGGTCTGGTATGACTGTATTTGTTGGGGGTGCATTACTAAATGCACCCATTAAATTAAATGCACCCCAAAAATAGGAGAAAAAAATGAGCATAATTAAATTACATGAACAAGAAGAAAATAATGAGCCACAAGAAACAGTAAAGTCAATCATTGAGGAAATTCAAGAACTGACCTTTACTCCTCATGAAATATCAGGCAATGATGTACAAGTCTTTTCAGACCTATTGACTGATAGTATTGAACGGTTGATTAAAGCGCTAGGATTGAATGATATGAGCCTTTCAGCAGGAAGTAAAAACAAACCGCAAGAGCTTGCACTTAAAGCACAGCTTCAAGACTTATATTTACTTAATGATTCCATGTTTAAAGATGATATCCATGAAGTGCCACGGTTCACAAACGGTACAGAAATCACAGCTAAAGATTTGGCTGATATGAATATCAACGCTTTGGATAATATCGCAGAGTTAATTGGCTTTGAATTAGAAGAATAAGAAAGGAAAGATTATGAGAGCAAGGTCTCCAACAAAAGCGGTTGTTTTAACTCATTTATAAAAAGAGCAATTAATGCAATGAACAAAAGGAGTTACAGGCTTTATCTGTAGTTCCGATGATAAGATATATTTACCAATAGATAATAAGGAATCAATACAATGAATCAAACACTAAATACACTCAATGAGCTGTGGATTGAAGCAGGCGAAAAAGTTGAAAATTATAATAATAAAATCAATCAAATGCTCAAAAATGAAAATTTCTCAGCTCAAACTCTAAGAGATTTAACTGCAAAGAGAGATCATGCTCAAGCCCGTTGTGATGCACTTAGAAATCAAGTCGTCGAGGCACAAGCGACGCAAGTTGCTCATCTTCGCTCTAGTGGTCAACTTCCCTTAGGAAATGGAGAAAACCAAACGGATCAATCTTTTATTTCAGATTTCAAAGCCCTAATGAGAGGCGATTCTAAAATCACAAATCTAGTCACTTCCTCTAAAGATGAATCAGGCGAAGCGGCTGGTTTAACCATTCCCCAAGATTTAAGAACTTCCATTAATGTCTTAAAGCGACAGTATGATGTGATGGAACAATATGTCAATGTTGAAAATGTAACTACAGCCTCAGGTTCTCGTGTTTATGAGAAATGGACAAATATTACCCCACTTACAAAATTAGATAGCGAAGATGAAACCATTGGAGCCAATGACGATCCCAATCTTAAACTTGTTAAGTATCAGATTGGACGCTACGGAGGAATCACAACAGCGACCAACTCCCTACTTAAAGATAGTGCCGAAAACATTATGTCATGGTTGACGGGTTGGATTGCTAAGAAAGTCGTTGTTTCTCGTAATAAAGAAATCATCTCACTCATGCAAGCAGCTCCTAAAAAACCAGCCCTCTCTACTTTTGATGATATTATCACTATGATTAATACGGCAGTCGATCCAGCAATTAAAGCAACTTCTATTTTAATTACCAACACAAGCGGGCTCAACCAACTTACTTTAGTTAAAGATGCGTTAGGGAATTATTTGTTACAACCTGACCCCGTTCAACCTGATCGCTATTTAATCAAAGGAAAACGAGTCGTTGAAATCAGTGACCATTGGCTTCCAAGTGGTGGAGAAACAAGCAGCCCGCTTTATCCGCTCTATTATGGCGACTTTAAACAAGCCATGACTTTATTTGACCGTGAAAACATGTCATTGCTTCCAACAAATATTGGTGCTGGTGCATTTGAAACCGATACGACAAAAATTCGTGTGATTGACCGCTTTGATGTTCAGCTTACGGATACAGAAGCTTTTGTGGCAGGTTCATTTACAGCGATCTCAGATCAAAAAGGAAATATCAATACTGCAGCTACACCTACAACAACTAATCATAAGGAGAAATAATAATGGACATTCGTCATATTGAAGAAAAAACAAAAGAATTAAAAGCACAATCAATTCCTCTGGTTCAAGCCGTTGAAAAAACACAAGCCTTAGTCAATGAGTTAAGCACAAAACTTGAGAATATGAAAGTCGATAAACAACAGCCTGATATTGATGCGACTCTTGCACAAATGGCTAAAGAACGAGATGCTCGTGTTTTACTTGATGAACTGACGGAACATCTTACCAAACAAAAAGAAGCCCTTCATCAATTCTGGAATAATGAAGAGACCAGTTATTCAATTAGAGCTGAGGCCAATCGCTCGCAAGAATACTTGAGTCCAACAGAATCTCAATTGATTGAGGGATTAATTGATAATACTTTAAAACGGAAATTAAAGGCTTATGGTAAAGAAGTGGAAGAAGCTCGAAATAAAGCCATTGAGATTGTGAACTATTTGAAAGAAAACAATTATGATCAATCCGTTGGTAATGCTCTCCATCCGTTAGTTGAAGCCAAAAACTTTTATTACTTTAGAATGGCTCAGTTGATTAGTTCTACATTTCAACATGAATTGATGGAATATTTGCTTGAGGAGGGACTGATTACAAATTATCCTGCCTATTATATTCCACGCCGATAAGAGTTTAATCATCCATAATTTCGAGCTGAGAAAGCCTATAAGTATCAGGCTTTCTTGTTATTATAAAGGAATCGTGACGGATAAATATATGACAATCAGATATTATTGGGGAAGACCTAAAGATGTTGTAAGGTGGTATCTTAGAGGAACATTATACTTAAGCGCTCAAAGCAGGAAGTCTTATATTGAAAATACAAAAGCTGAAGCAGGTAACTTACCAAGACTTCTAAAACTATTAGATAATCTTGATGAAATATTTGATACCGCAGATACTGACAGCATAGCATTACTATGTTTGAGGTACGTTGAACTATTAAGTGTTGCAGAGACTACAAAACGGACAGGACTTTCCGCTTATCAGATTACTTCAAAGATAGGTAAACTCATGAAGGAAGCTAAAGAAATTATAGCCAAAGCATGATATAATAGAACTATCATAAGTCCCAGAGATGGGCAGTGGTATAATAAGTTCAGGAAAGTATCTCTAATTGTGGAGGTACTTTTTTGTTTAAGAGGGATGACATTATGAATGAAGTTAAATTCAATATTAGGCTTTATTTTACGGGCGGGATGAAACGCTTAACGGATAGGATAGACAGCACAGACAACCTCACACCGCAACGCTTTGTATTCAACGCAATGACAGAGCTGTTTGATTCATTGAGTGATGAGGACTTAAAGCTGATTCGTTTGAGATATGTTGAGGACTTAACGCTGGACGAGGTTGCTAGGCGCTGTTATCTGAATGAATCAACGATCAGACGTCACACCAACCCAACGGTTAAGCAAGTTAAAGAGATTATAGCGAAAGCAAAGAAGAATGAATTGATAGATAGAAAAGAGAAAATAGAATGCCAATGACTGGACGTTGTCGTGAGCTTAACTGCCACGCTATGGTGATTAGACCGCTACACTATTGTACTAAGCACGCTGATAAAGAAGCTGCATATCAAGCGAGCAGAGAGCGATGGACTAATCGTAATGATGATAGTAAAAGATATAAGGACTATAACAAACGCAAGCGTGAGTATAGCGACATTAAAGTAGAGCAGAATAAGTTCTACCAGAGCAAGCAATGGAAGTCTATACGTGATGTAGTAAGACGTAGAGATAACTTCCTTTGTCAGTACTGCAACGCTCATAACAGAGTAAGAACTGGTAAGATAGTGGATCACATCGTGCCAGTTGAGTTTGACTTGAATGGTAAGACCATCATGGATAACTTGGCTTTCTGTTGTAGCAAATGCCACACAAGGAAAACTAAGTGGGAACAAATTTATTATGGGACTGGTTACGGAAATAAAACTAAAAATGTAATCCCCATAAAAAATGTAAAAGATGTCCCTGATTTTCAAAAAAATGAACGATAATTTTTAATAACCCTCCCCCCTATCTTTTCACTGGGAAAGCACACACATAGGTATCAGCTTGCGTGAAAACCCATTTTTCAAAATTTTTATATAGGGGGGGTCAAAACATTAAAACATTGATATAATAATGTTTATAGGCAAAAAAAGGGAAAAACACTTCCCTTTCTTGCCTTTTTTTACGTCGTTTTAGCACTAATGATCTTTGGTAGCGTATCTCACAAATAAATTTAGCTGGTTTGCCTCTTTTAGGGTATAACTTTTAGGGGTCAATTATCCTCAATATCCTTATGGTTGAGCGATTCTATCTCAGAAAAAAACTTTTGAAAATTGGTCTGTGGCATAAGCTGATACCTATGTGTGTGCTTTTCCTAGTATAAGTATAGGGGGGAGGGTTATGATATAATGACTTTACTATTTTTATGAATGTTAGGAGAAATCACTATGCTAGATCATATTGATATTACAGTAAAAGATTTGAATCGATCAAAGGAATTCTACAGACCGCTTTTATCAGCATTAGGAATTAATGGTTTTAGTAGTGATATTAACGGTGTGAAATTCTATGATAAAAAAGATTATATTTGGATTGGCCAAGGCATTCCGAAAAGATTTCATTTTGCTTTTTCAGCTCAAGATAAAAAACAAGTTGATGATTTCTATCAATTAGCTCTAAACATTGGTGGGAAAAGTATTGGAGAACCTAAGAGTCAGAATGATAACTATTATTCATGTTACATCTTAGATTTAGACGGTTATTTATTAGAGGCAGTTTATAGAAATAAAGATTAAAAATAAAGCTCGGTTTGTAAATATAAGGTTTTAGTTTCAACTACTCCCTTATGGATGATATGAACTTTACTAAATTTCTGATAGTTGAGGATAATACAAAAGTGTATCTTCCTAATTAGGAGAGCGCAAAAGTGCGCTGACCTAAAGCAAAAGGCTTTGACCCATTTGTTTTAGTTATGGCTCAAACCCATAACAAATTTAATCGGTTGATTGACTAGAGTAGTAAAATGCGACCTCAGGTAGTTTTACTGAAAAAAGAGTAAAAGATATTATTGGTTTCAGAAAAAAGTGATGGCAATAACTAGCAAAGTTTAGACAATGGGTAAGCCTAATTTTCCAAAACTTTAGGGGTGTAACATATTTTTACTACCTCAATAACAACAACGAAAATTTTCATTTTTGCCACTTGTGGCATAAAGCTATAGCGATATCACGTAGTGTATGGGGGAACTTTGAGGTATCCTCATACCATATTAGAGTTAAAAACACTCCATACTTAAAAAGACTCTGATGTAATCTGATCACATTAAAAATATACTTTCTATACATAAAAATGTATTAAATATTTAATATTGAAGATTGACATTTTTCAGAATAATTATTATAAAATAAAATGGTACGCCCAAGATTGGAAGCCGAGAGAGTACGGTTTCATAGAAAGATCGTATTAAAATAATGAATAATTTAAAACTAAAGTTAACGCTAAAAGTAACAAAAGGACACTTTTTGTTTTAAATGAGTACCGTTAATTGTGTATTATTAGCAAAGAGCAGGATTATTATTTTTTGTTTGACTAGTGTTAACCTTGTTAATACAGCTTTAAATATCCCTAGGGCTACAATCATACAATTACAAGATATTATTATTTCTTGCCTTTTGGATCCCTGAGGGTTTTATCCTTAGAATTCATTAAAATTATAATTGTTTTCAATATACCAAAAATAAAATAGGAGTATCGCATCATGAAAAATCAACTATTACTCGAAGCCCCTAAACAGGATCACGAAATTATCATCACCGAAATCGAAGCAGCCGATAAGCTCATGAAAGACACCACAGAACTCTCAAAATGGCGCCGGGTAAAAGCACACATAAAGCGTAACAAAGCGGCCTATATTGCCGGAGCCATTGGAGTAGGCACGGCCATCACAGCATCCCTAGTTATCAAGAACCAACACGACCAAATTAACAAGCTCGAAAATATGACCGATTTAATGTCTGAAATGATTGTCGAAGCTGATGCTGAAATTGAAGAACTCCGCGCAGAAAATGATGAGCTACAAACTGATCTTGCGAATTCGCTTAAAGAAAATCAAGACTTAAATAATGAATACTCATGGATGAGAGGTGGACGAGGGTTATAACATGAGACAACAAACAATATTAATAAGTGCCATTGCAATTATTGCGCTTTCAGTTTCTAAGGATTCTCAAAGAATGGAGTGGGTAAAGCTCTAATGTTTTCGGCAGAGAATTGAGCGCAAGAAATAGTGGCTGAAAGAGTGAGATTAAATTCAGGATCTGAAAGAACTGGGGCTCACAAATTTTATGAAAAGATTGGTTATGATAAATCTAAGACGCAAGCAAAATTTCAAAAAATTTTTTAAAGTTACCTTAAACCTGACTTTGGTCAGGCTTTTTTAAATTTTATTTTCTTTGAAGAACAATGCGGCAACAGCGATAACTAATATACAAATGATAGCCCAGGATAAGTTATCTAATGATTTGCTGGATACCATCATATAAATAAGAAAAACGAGGATGATTAGCGCTATAATAATCACACTTATGCTTGTTATAATCAAATATACCTGCTGCACTTCACCAGCATTCTTTAGCGGCTTGTTTTTATGTAACCAGTATGACACTCCGGCCCATATTAAAGCAGCTACAAAAACATAAAAAATGAACATATATAATTCCACCTATAGAGTTAATTTAGTTATTTTAAGTATAGCATAAGTTAAGTTACTAGTTATCATAGGAATAAACTCTGATTTTAGTCATTACTTTTTTTATTTTTCAGAATATGATATACTTTTTAATAAAACTAAAAAATGGTGGTAGTAATATGAAATTTGAAGGAACTTGGCTTGTTGTTA